TTGAAAGTAGTGCCGCAATAGTTCCTGCGTTACCACTGTTTGCACCTGCTGTATTGTATCTTGCGTCAGCAAATAAGATACCATCTTCTGTAGTTTGATCTGAATTATCAACAAGCACCCATTTTAAAGTAGTTGCGTTGTATTTGTAGATCTTAGGATAGTTTTCTAAGTCTGCTGTTGATACCCAAATGTCGCCATTTTTAAGTGCTGTGCCATCTGATTGTAAAGTTGGCTCTGTTGCACTTACGATTGGACCTGCTGGGTCTGTTTTATCACTGTCTGATGCCGCAAAAAACGGACTAGTTGAATCTTGGTATCCTACCCATGTAGTACCATTGTGTATCATGATGTCAACTTCGTCTACAACTGAACTGTACCATAATCTATTGTCTTCTGTTAGAGCAGTTACAGCCGTTGCACTTGCAGTATAAGTTAATACCTGCCAGTTACTTGCAACAAAATCACTGTTAGTGTCACCTGTTGGTGCTGTGTATAAGTTTGGTGTTCCTGAGTTTGCATTTACAAAAGCACTAAATCCACCAAGTGTAAATAATCCACCTGTGTCTTTAATTCTAATGTCACCACCATCGTTGTGTTTAATTACAACTCTGTTTGATGCATCTACTTCAGCAACAATGTTTACAAATCCTGCTGAGTTAATAGCACCTGCCCAAACATCTGCATCACTTGAAGCACCTGTTGTCGTTACACTAATTGTTTTGAAAGCACTCATAGCCTCTTGTCCAACAATAGTTTCTGACATATTGAAAGCTCTTGTACCTGCTGTCAATTGTGCCGCAATTATGCTTGAAGTAATTGTAGTTGCACCTGTGTTTTGACGTCTGTGTATTTTAAAGTCTGCAACTTCTGGGCTAACTTCTGCGTTGTTATAGTTAATGTATAATGCACCAACTGCCAAGTTAATACCACCACCTGTTTTATCAAGGTTGAATAGTGCCGCTTGGTTAGTTGTATAAATTGGTGCCGCAACAGTTTCCCAAAGTTTTGTAGTTCCATTGAACTTCTTAACTGACCATTTTGCACCTAAGTTTGGCTCTGTAGTTTTAATCCATAAAGAACCAGTTGGTCTTGGTGCTGTGTCAGTTGACTTGTAAGCTGGAACTGATGTATGTGGAGCAATACTTAAAGCTGGAGCTTTGTAAGTTCCTGCCGCAATACCTATTTCAGTTAATAGTGTACTTCCGTTTGCACCTAATACAATGTCAACGCCAGTTGAATAAATTTCTAGTTTTCCGTCAACAACTGCTGAACTTACGCCTGCCACACCTGCACCGTTAATTGCAGTTACAACATCTGACAATGCAGTACCACCTGATGTAACAATAGTTCCGTTAAGATCCATTGTTGCACTATTTGTGATAGTTGGATTGCTTTCTGTTCCTGTTACAGTTGCCCATGAACCTACCCAATCACTAGATCCTAATTGTACCCAAGCCCCTGAAGCATTTTTGTAAAAATACTTGTTCAGTGTTGTAGTAGCAACAATGGCATAGTCACCTACTGCGCCAACAGAAGTTTTAGGTACTCCGCCAGTTACTTTTGTAGTATCTGTGATTACTAATGGAACTTTGTTTGTGAAAGACTGTCCACCAGTAACAGTCTGAGCCGCGCCGTTCCATTCAAATATTCCGAATACTGAATTTACTGTGTCAAACCAATAAGTTCCATCAGCTGGATTAGCCGCTGGAGCAGTTGCACTTGCAAGTAACTCAGTTGTGTTTAAATTTGCTCTTGTAACAAATGCTCTGTTTGCCACGCCTAAGTATGAGTAAGCCGCTTGTAATCCGTACTCATTTAATTCATTGCCGTGTAAAGCATTGTTGTTTGAATCTGTATAGAATGTTGGATCTCCGAAAAGATCTGTTAGTTCTCTCTGTGATGTAATCAAGAAAGGTTTTCCTGCGTTAGCACTTGTAGTTCCTGTAGCGGTTCCTGTGCCTGCCGCGTTTTGTTTGTCTTGAGCAGATACAACAAATATCATTGGTACTGTACCTGGCTCTGCTGGGGTGTAAAAGGATTCGTCTATTACCTTTACCTCAACTCCTGGTGATACTAAAGCCATTTTATTTCTCCTGTTAGCATTGTGTTACTATTATTTATGCGAAAAGACAGAATTCAACCCAAAAAGTACGTTGAAAAAGGGAGGCAAAAGGGCAGGTAAATACATTTATGAGACCTTTATGTGCTTGTGGACAGAGACCTGTCGCTATTAATTACTATAAAAAAGGCAAGCCTTACTATAGAAGTAAGTGTGAGTCATGCACTCGATATGGCAAGCCGGTACATGGTGTACCTAAATGGAAACAAGCAGGTTATGAACAAAAAGGCGTTTGCGATAAGTGTGGGTATAAAAGCAAACATAAAGAGCAGTTTGCAGTTTACTATGTTGACGGAGATCTTAATAATGTCAGATATAGCAATCTAAAAACAATATGTTCTAATTGTAGCAAAATTTTGTATAAGGAAGGTATTAGATGGAAACAAGGAGATCTTGTACCTGATTTGTAAGATCTTCTACTGTGCCGTTGTTATCAACTGTGCTATTAAATTTAGTCTTTGCCCAAGCCCATTCTGAAGGGTGTACGTCCTTAGGCTCTATTCCATACTCAATCCAGTCAGTAAACCAAGCTGGATCATCACCACGTTTTACTCTCCACACTTGACCACCAATGCTGTGGATCATTTTTGCTTCATTAGGAAAACGTACATCTGGAATAACAAAGTGTTGATCTGGATTGTCTAGTATTTTCTTCTTGGTTAGACTTACCCATATACCATCATAGAAGCCATCACGCATACACTCTGTACCAAATAGTTGTAGTACAAGTCTCGGAGTAATGGCTTCTCCGGTTTCTTGACTCCAGTAATCATCACGTTCTTCCCGCCATGCTCTACTTTCGTCGGTCTTGCCATCAAGCAATTCACGATCCCAGTCAAACATAACGGCTACTGAGTCCTTCAATTTATCAGCAAAACTAATTTTGTTGAAATCATGTTTTCTAATTAAGTAATCTGCAATAGTGTCTTTGCCACTACCTATTAAACCACATATTCCAATTATCATAGTTTAGTCCTTCTGAATTTTTTTACAGTCTTCTTCATTAGCTTTTAAGCCAACTTCTTTATCATATACCCAAAGATATGAGTATGTGATTTGACCATCACTCTCTGCACACTTCTTGCCAAAGCTGATGCTTGGATTTTTTGGAATACTGCAACCTGCGAGTAGTCCAATTACCAATGATAATAGTGCTAAGACTTTCATTCTGAAAGTTCCTTTCGTTAGTGTTATTCTTATATACTAATATAAATTTATGTGATTGTCAAGTGGTTATTAACCAATTGTGAAACTGTAACCCACGCCACCTGCAACTTGATTCATTACATCTGTTTCTAGTTTTTCCATTTCAGCTTGGGCTTCTGATTTTAAAGCGTCACCATTAAGTGTAGATCCACCCTGTGGTCCTGCAATAGTGGCAAATTTTGATCTTGCTTCACCTAGCATATATTTACAAACTGCTAATGTATAATCTTTGATCCATTGACTTGCAAGATAATCTTTGAGTAATTCTGAATCTGGTCTAAAATTGTAAGCATACAAAAGCAATTCTTCTTCTGCTCTTGGTCTTTGTAAAATAACAAGTTCTTTTGTTGTAGTGTTCCATTTGAATTCAATAAATGATCCAAACATTCTTCCAACTAATTCTTGATATTGTGCAAAAGCATTATAAGTTGCAAGTCCACCCATGTTAGTACTTGCTAATAGATAGGTGTTTGTGTATGCTAAATTAAAAGGTTCAAATAATGTACCACCATCTCCTCCACCTGTTCTTGAACCTATACTTCTTCTGAATATCTTTCTTACTTCTATTACTTCTTCTGGTAATGTGTATGTGTTCTGATCGATTACAGTTGGCAAAAACAAGTATGATTCTTCGACTGAATTGTCGGATCTTTGCCTGAATTTTGCAAATGCTTTTTTCAATGCTT